GAATGAATTTTAATCAAACTGCCGCTGATAGAAACGATCACTTTATAACTTTTGGTACAAGCACAATAACTTTACCAAGTACATCAGATAATGGATGGAATGGTAGTAGTGATGATCTAATAGCCTACTGCTTTGTAGAAAAACAAGGTTTCAGCAAGTTCGGCAGTTTTGAGGGGAATAATAATGCAGACGGAAGTTTCGTATATCTTGGCTTCAAGCCAAAATGGGTCATGATTAAAGACATGGATAGTCAAGGCACAGTAGGTGGTACTGTTGCTACAAGTTGGGGAATTTGGGATAGTGCAAGAATGCCAGGTAATCCAGCAGGCAATCCACTATTTGCAAATAAAGATACTCGTGAAACTATAAGAGGTAATGGTTCAAGTGCAAATACAGGTGGTTCTGATGGTAATGGATTAGGTGGTTTTATTTTTATTGATATGTTGTCAAATGGCTTTAAGTGTAGAGTAGGAGCTGCTGAACTTAACGGTTCAAATACCTATGCGTATATGGCTTTTGCAGAAGCGCCATTCGTAAATTCTAATGGAGTGCCTTGCAATGCTAAATAAAATGAAATATAAACAAGAAAAAAGGAGCACGAAATGTACATAGGAAAACAGCCCGTTGTGGGTAATTTTCAGGTCTGTGATTCAATATCCGTAGTCAATGGACAAGCAGCATACACCATGCAAGTTGGAGGTTCAAATGTTGAACCAGAATCAGCTAATCATATGTTGGTTAGTTTAAATGGTATCCTACAAGCTCCTACATCATCTTTTACTATATCAGGGGCCACAATCACGTTCGCCTCGAATCTAGCGACGGGTGACTCAATCGATTTTATAATGCTATTAGGCAACGTGCTCGACATCGGCACACCTTCGGACGGGGTAATTACAGAACCAAAACTTGCAGCGAACACTGGTGGTATTGTAGACTGGCAAGCAGTCGTAACTTCTAATACAACTATGGTTGCAGGTAGAGGATACTTTGTTGATACATCTAGTGGAGCTATAACAATGACTCTACCATCTTCGGCAACACGTGGTGACGAAGTTCACATAATAGATTATGGTGCAACAGCAGATACAAACAATATTACTATTGGTAGAAATTCACACAAGATTCAAGGAGCTTCATCAGATTTGACAGTTGCAACAGAAAGAGCAGCCTTTACACTTGTGTATGTTGATTCAACACAAGGATGGTTGTTGAAGGAGAAATAAAATGGCTAATTATAACGCCATTAAATACGATGGTTTTAGTAAAGGTTCTACTACTTTAATCAAAACTTTAACTGCTAGTTCTAGCGCTACTTTATCTTTTGTAGATGGAACAAGTGATGTTGTCTTGGATAATACTTATAAAGAATATTTATTTATATTTAACAATCTTCATTCTGGAACCGATGAAGTAGTTTTAACAATGAATGGAAGCATAGATAGCGGTTCTAACTACAACGTAACTAAGACAACTACATATTTTGAAGCATATCATACAGAAGATGATGGTGGCACTCCAAACGTATCATATTCAACATCTAGAGATATGGCACAAGGTACAGGTTTTTGTGATTTACAATCTGAATATGGCACAGACAATGACCAAGCTGGATGTGGAACATTACATTTATTTAATCCATCATCTACAACTTTTACAAAACATTTTATTTTTACTGGACAACAAGCACACCAAGCTGATCAATCACAAAATAATCGTGTAGCTGGATATTTTAACACTACAAGTGCTATTGACGCAGTACAATTTAAAATGAGTTCTGGCAACATAGATGCTGGAACTATCCAATTAATAGGAATTACATAATGGCAACATATCAAGATTCTAGATACAACATAGCTTTACCATCAGGATCAGGTGGTGCTATAACTTTAATTAAAACTGTTACTGCTTCATCTGATAGTACTATTAACTTTGTAAATGGTACATCAGATGTAGTTTTAGACAATACTTACAGAACTTATATTTTTAAATATATTAGTATTCATCCATCTGGAGATGGAACTGATTTACAAATAAACTTTAGAGATGGTAGTACAGCTTATGATGCTACTAAAACAACAACAGCTTTTAGAGCTTATCATAATGAAGCTGGTGATGATACTACATTAAGTTATCAAACATCTTGGGATTTAGCACAAGGCACAGGAGTACAATTAATAAGTCATGGTATAGACAATGACAATGATGGAAGTGCATCTGGAGAATTATATTTATTTAATCCATCATCAACTACATTTGTAAAACATTTTATTTCAATATCAAATGCTATGAATGGTACATATTCACATCAAAATTTTATAGCTGGTTACTGTAACGTAACTGCGGCTATTGATGCAGTGCAATTTTCAATGAGTTCAGGCAATATTGATGCCGGGACAATCAAACTTTACGGGATAACATAATGGCAACATACGCAAGCATAAAATACGACATGGATTTATCATCAAACGCTACAGGCGCTGGTTCTTTAACTTTGTTATCTACGCAGACTGCATCAAGTTCAGCTACAATTTCTTTTACAAGTGGAATAGATAGTACTTATAAAGAATACCAAGTACACGCAATAAATGTTCACCCTGAAGAAAATGGTAGAGTATTAAGTTTTCAAACTGATACAGGTACAAATACAAGTTATAATCAAACTGTAACTTGTACTCACTTTACAACACACCATGAAGAAGATGATGGAGGAACTTCATTAGGTTATGATACTGGAAGCGATTTAGCACAATCAACAAATTTTATACCACTTACATCTGGATCAACTGCAAATAATAATGATGATAATTGTTGTTCAATATTACATTTGTTTGATCCATCTTCTACAACTTTTGTAAAGCATTTTACGGTTAGAACACAAAATATAAATTCTACTTCTGATCCTAATTCTAATGAAAGTTATGTTGCTGGTTATTTTAATACAACAACAGCTTTAACAAGAATACAATTTAAATTTAGTTCTGGAGATATTGATGCCGGAACGTTCAAACTTTATGGAGTATCATAATGGCAATTAAAGCAGCAAACGATAAATCAATGTCAAATATCACGGCACTACCTTCGGGAGTGAGTGCGAAGAGTATGATATTGTTATCTACACAAACTGCATCTAGTTCAGCAACAATAGATTTTACAAGTGGAATTGATAGCACTTATAAAGAATATATTTTTAAATTTATAGGAATACATCCTCAAACTGATGCTACTGTATTTCAAATGAATGGCTCTACTGACACTGGTTCAAATTATAATGTAACAAAAACAACTACAGCTTTTTATGCAATACACAGAGAAAGTGAAACCACTCCAGTTCTTGAGTATGATACTGGATCAGATTTAGCTCAATCAACTGCATTTTCAAGAGTTGTATCTGCTGGAAATACTGGTAACGATAACGACCAATGTTGTGTTGGACAAATGTGGCTTTTTAATCCTAGTTCAACTACATTTGTTAAACATTTTATGGCAGTTGGAGATACTGTAGGAAATAGTGATTATGATATGCCAGGATATATAGCAGGATATTTTAATACTACTTCAGCTATTGATGCTATTCAATTTAAAATGAACTCAGGCAATATAGATTCTGGCACGATAAAAATGTATGGAGTAGTGTAATGGGAAGAGGACCAGTAGGAGAACCAGCAATAATTAGATATGCGAACAACAGTCTTGCATCTGTTACAGATGTTTCAAATACTGATGGTGCTATGATTTTAATTAAAACTTTAACAGCAAGTTCTGACGGTACTTTAAATTTTGTGGATGGAGCTTCTGATGTTGTGTTAGATAACACATACCCTATTTATAAATTTGTATTTACTAATATTCATCCACAAACTGATAGCCAACATTTTAACGTAAACTTTAGAGATGGTGGTTCATCTTATGATGCAACAAAAACTACTACATATTTTGAAGCTGAACATCAAGAAGATGATGGAGGAACTGGATTAAATTATGTAACAGCTAGTGATGTTGCACAAGGAACAGGAGTTCAACAAGTTGCTCCTAATGTTGGATCAGATGCAGACCAATCTTGCTCTGGCGAACTTTGGCTTTTTAGTCCTTCATCAACTACTTTTGTTAAACACTTTATGATGAGAACAAGCACAGTAAGATCAGACAATATAGCTTTTGATACTTATGCTGCTGGTTATTGTAATGTAACAGCAGCTATTGATGGTGTTCAATTTTCTTTTGCTTCTGGAAATATTGATGCCGGCACGATCAAACTCTATGGTATAAAGGATTCATAATGGCACTTATAAAACTGAATAACCGTGGAGTTAGAAATGTCTCAACCTTTGGTTCTGTAGCAGGCGGGTCCATGGTATTTATTAAGAAACTGACTGCTAGTTCTAGTGGTACTTTAGATTTTGTTGACGGAACAAGTGATGTTGTTCTTGATGATACTTACAAGGAATACTTATTTACTTTTAATAATATTCATCCATCTGCTAATGAAGCTGATTTTCAATTTCAAGGAAATGCTGCTGGTGGAAGTGGTTATAATGAAACCATTACATCAACTGTTTTTAAAAGTGGACATGATGAAGGAGACACTAGTGGACAAGCAAAAATACAATATGAAACTGGTTCAGATCAAGCACAAGGAACTGGATTTCAAACTTTAGGAATATTTTCTGGTGCAGATAACGATCAGTGTACAGCTGGATATTTACATTTATTTAATCCTTCATCTACAACTTTCGTAAAACATTTTATAGCCAGAATACAATCAGCACAGGCTAATGATTATTCATTTGATACTTATATTGCTGGATATTTTAATACTACATCAGCTATTGATGAAATACAGTTTAAGTTTGCATCAGGCAACATAGACGCCGGGGATATTTGCCTTTACGGAATTAAATAATAATGATAAATAAACAAAAAGGAGAAAAACTATGCCAAGATATCATAATATAAACGGTGTAAAAGTTCAGTTTACAGCTGAAGAAGAAACAGCTAGAGATGCTGAAGAAAAAGCATGGGCTGATGGCGCTTTAGGAAGAGCACAAGCTAATTTAAGATCTAAAAGAAATAGATTATTAGCTGAAACTGATTACTATGCTTTATCTGATGTTACTATGTCTAACGACATGAAAACATACAGACAGAATCTTAGAGATATGCCTGCAGGTAAAGACACTGTTGATAAATGTAATAACGCTACGTGGCCAACTAAACCGTAAAGCATAGGAATATACTATGTTACAAAAGGTAAAGTTTGCACCTGGATTCAATAAACAAGTTACTGCAACCGGTGGCGAAGGCCAATGGGTTAGTGGTGATAACGTTCGTTTTAGATATGGCACTCCTGAAAAAATGGGTGGCTGGGCACAATTAGGTTCTGTAGATTTAACAGGACGTAATACTGCTATTCACCATTTTGTTAATGCTAGTGGTATAAAGTACGCGGCTCTTGGAACTAATAGAATTTTGTACGTATACTCTGGTGGTATTTTTTACGACATACATCCAATTAAAACAACAACAACTTTATCAAACGCATTTTCTACAACTAATGGATCTGCAGTTGTAACTGTAACTTTTGCATCAGCACATGGAATGAACGCAGGTGATATTATTTTATGTGACAACTTTACTTCAATTACTAATTCTAATTTTGGATCTGGAGATTTTGATGATGTAAAATTTATGGTAACAAGTATTCCAACAGATACTACTTTAACAATTACAATGCCCTCTAATGAATCAGGATCGGGTGCATCTACATCAGGTGGTATTAGAGTAAAACATTATTACCCTGTAGGACCAGCTGTTGAAACAGCATCTACTGGTTGGGGACTTGGTCAATGGGGTGGTACACAATCAGGACAATTTATATCTACACTATCATCAAGCATTAACACATCTGTTACAAGTTTAACAATGGCTAGTTCTACATCATTTCCATCATCAGGAACTGTTATTATAGGGTCTGAATTAATTACGTATACAGGAAATAGTGGTGGAACATTAACAGGATTAACAAGAGGTGCTAATGGTACAACCGCAGCATCACATTCGTCAGGTGCAACAGTTACAGATGCATCTAATTATTTTGCATGGAACGCTGCAGCATCAGGAGATATTGTTACAGCACCAGGTTTATGGTCATTAGATAATTTTGGTAACAAAGTTGTTGCAACTATATTTGGTGGAGAAACATTTACATGGGACTCTGATCCAACAGGTGCAACATCAACAAGAGCAACAATTTTGTCAAATGCACCAACATCATCATCTTTTAGTTTAGTGTCATCACCTGACAGGCACTTAATATTTTTTGGCACAGAAACAACTATAGGTACATCAAGCACAAGAGATGAAATGTTTATCCGGTTCTCGGACCAAGAATCTATTGATGCAACAACATCATATGCACCTAGTGCAACTAACACTGCTGGTACACAAAGACTTGCAGATGGATCTAAAATTGTAGGAGCTATAAGAGGTAGAGATGCAATTTACGTTTGGACTGATACATCTTTATTTATTATGAGATTTGTTGGCGCTCCATTTACTTTTTCATTTCAACAAGTTGGTACAAACTGTGGATTGATTGGAAAGAACGCAGCTGTAGAGGTTGATGGTTCTGCTTATTGGATGTCAGAAAATGGTTTTTTTAGATACACTGGTAAACTAGAATCACTACCATGTTTAGTAGAAGATTTTGTTTATGATGATATTAATACAATTCCAAAACAACACATTAATGCAGGATTAAATAACTTGTTTGGTGAAGTTATGTGGTTTTATCCTAACTCAGGATCAAACACAGTTAATAGAATGGTTTGTTATAATTATTTAGATTCAACACCAGAAAGACCTGTATGGACAACAGGTACATTAGCAAGATCTGCGTGGCAAGATTCTGCTGTGTTTGGTAAACCTCATGCATCAGAATATGATACAAGCACAAATGGATCTTCTGGTTCATCAACTTATGTACAAGGAAACACAGATGGTGTTTCAATATACTATGAACATGAAAAAGGATTAAACCAAGTTAAAGAAGGAGCTGAAACATCTATTACAGCAAGTATTGAATCTGGTGATTTTGATATAGGTCAACAAGGATTAGAAGGGGATGGCGAGTTTATGATGAAAATTAGAAGAGTATTACCAGACTTTTTATCACAAACAGGTGATACAAGAATAACATTAAATTTAAGAGATTTTCCTAATCAATCACAAGCTAGTTCTACACTAGGGCCTTTTACAGTAACAAGTGGTACAAACAAAATAGACACACGTGCAAGAGCTAGATCCATATCTTTAAAAGTAGACAATACAAGCACAGGTCAGTTTTGGAAACTTGGAACATTTAGATTAGATATACAACCGGATGGTAGAAGATAATGGCTAGAATAGTACAATCATTAACACAACCTTTAGAAGACTACGATCAACAAGTACAACAATCTTTAGTTAGAGATATAGATAGTATTGTACAAAAATTAAATACAACGTTTCAACAAGATTTAAAAGAAGAGGCGGAAGCGGAGGCATATTTCTTTGGCTAATTCATTTGTAAATAAAAAAGCAGATTTAACTAGCACGTCAGCTACAACATTGTATACTGTGCCATCAGCTACAACTGCTGTAATTAAATCTATCTTAGTATCAGAAGATTCTGGTAACGCAGATACTATAACTGTGACTATTACAGACACAGATACAGCTGTATTTAGTTTGTTTAAGACTAAATCGATATCTGCTAATGCAACCACGGAACTATTATCAGCTCCTCTTGTATTACAAGAGAGTGAAATATTAAAAGTAACAGCAGCAACCGCAAATAGGCTACATGTAGTCTTATCTGCGCTAGAAATTAAGCCTAGAGAAGTAACATCCTAGACTTGATTTAATTAGTAAAAACAAGTATTATTACAAACCCAGGTTAAATTCCTGCTTTTAAAATTAACTTAAAAATTATATGAAAACAGGATTAGAATCACTAGATACAGGCGCGTCAAACATTACCTACTCAGGTAATGAAGGACCTAAATCACCACAACAAATAGCAGAAGCAGATTATATGTTACTGGAAGAGTATCAAAAATATGTTTTTGAAATGGAAGAAATGGGACTAGAACCAATGTCCTTTGAACAATTTAGACAAGAAGCTATGTCAGGCATGGCTATGGGTGGTAGAGCTGGATTTAGAGTAGGTGGTGTATCTGGAAGAGAATATGGTAGTTCTAAATCTAAAGGTTCAGCTGCACCAGGAGGGATTAGTGGATCTACAAATCAAGGTGGTGGTGATGATAGAAGAGAACAAGTAAGTGTTGCTAGAACTCAAGGACGAGATGCACCTACTGATTCTCAAATAAGAGAAGCTCAAAAAGAAACAGATACAATAAACCAAAGAATAGCTTCTAGTGCATTAGGAAAACAACAAGCTAAAAATCAATTTATAAATATGAAATCTACTCCAAAAAAAACTGGACTAGCAACAGTTGATGCGGGAATAAGACTTTTAAATGCAATATTACCATCAAAACGTACTAAAGAATTTTATTACGATAATGTTAGAGGTAGAACAGTTACACTTCCAGACGGAACAACAATAACTTTTGATGAAGATAATTATGATGAATATGACAGATTAAGAAAAGCAGGAGTAATTGGAGCATATGGTAATGTTGAAATGGGGCAGAATGCTATTAATACTCGTGGTGGCGGAGGCCAACAACAAATAGCAGGAATACCATCAATGGCACCAACAACTACAGCAATGGCAACAACGCCAACAGCAGACGATTTTGTATTTAACTTTGCACAACCCGGCAGGCAGTTAACTGAAGAAGAATTAGGAAGAATAGCTGCAATCCGTGCAGCTGACGGTGGTAGAATCGGTTATGCAGGTGGTGGTATAGCAGATTTAAGACAAGGATATTTTTTAGGTAAGTTAGTTAAGAAAGCAGCACGTGGTATTAAAAAAATTATTAAATCACCAATAGGTAGAACTGCTTTAATGGCAGCTCCTTTTTTCTTTCCACAAGTACGAGCTATGATACCTGGTGGAGTAACAGCAGCAGGCGATGAAAACAAAACAGGTTTTATGGCAAATCTTTTTAATAAATTATTAAGACAAAAAGATGACGATTTATATAGTTCTTTTGATCCATTTAAAATAGGTATATTAGGAGCATCAGCATTAACAGGTTTAATGGCAAAACAAGATGAAGACGATGAAGTATCATTAGATGAGTATATGAGAACAGCGAGCCGTGGACCAGATATAGATCCAAGAGGTATAAGAGAATACATAGCAGCAAACAAAGGAAATATTAATCCAATAGATTATGCATTTTTAAATCCAGCGTACTATCAAACAGCAGCAGATGGTGGTAGAATAGGTTTAGCTGAAGGTTTAACACCAAGACAAGCTGCATTAAAAGCTTTACCTGAATATAAAACATTTAATGAAGATGAAGAACAAAAATTATCATTAGGTGGTAGCGCAGGTTTACCTCCGATAACACAACAAACAGAAGGTATGTACAGTCAATCATTTCCCGATGATGAAACACCTATGCCAACACAACCAGATCAAATGCCTAGACCAAAACCTATGATGAATCCTATGATGGGTAGACAGGATCTTATGATGGCTAGACAAATGAATCCTATGATGGGTAGAGGTATGCCCATGATGGGTGGTAGAATGATGGCTCAAGAAGGAGGATTAATGGACATGGGTGGTATGGAAAAAGATTATAGAAACGAAGGTGGTTTTGTAGCAATTGGTGGTCAAGAAAGAGCAGATGATGTACCAGCAAGATTATCAAAAAATGAGTTTGTATTTACTGCAGATGCTGTTAGAAACGCAGGAGGCGGAGATATAGATAAAGGAGCAGAAATCATGGAGAACATGATGGAAAATTTAGAAGCAGGCGGTAAGGTATCAGAAGAGTCACAAGGACTTGAAGGTGCTAGAGCAATGTTTGCTACACAACAAAGACTTGGAGAAGTATTATAATGGCTATAACAGAAACAAGAACATTACCCGCAAAGTTTATTGAAAAATTAGGAACAGATTATGCAGAACAATTAATAGGTGCAACAGCTGCATCACAAGCGTTACCTGTAGCAAAATTTGCACCACAGGTAGCAGACCAAACAGGTTTACAAAAAGCAGCAACTAGATTAACAGCACAAGCTGCAGGAATAGATCCAGTTACTGGACAAGCTAGTGGAATAGCTGCTTATCAACCATTTGTTACAGCAGCGCAAGCAGCAGGAACAGCAGCAGGAACAGGATTAACAGCAGCGCAGACAGGATTAGGCGCAGCAGGAACACAATTAGGAGCAGCGCAAGCAGCTCTTGGCACAGCAGGAACAACAACCGCAGATGCACAACCTTTTATTACAGCAGCAGGGACAGGACTTGGAACTGCAGCAGGGTTAACTGGGACAGGTGCAGGAACTGGAGTGGGTTCTATACAATCATACATGTCACCATTCCAACAACAAGTTATTGATACAACACTTGCAGAATTTGACAAACAAGCAGCAGCAAGACAACAAGCTATATCTGATCAAGCTGTAGCATTAGGTGGTTTTGGTGGTGGTAGAGAAGGTGTTATGCAATCAGAATATCAAACACAGTCAGATAGAAATAGAGCGGCACTGCAAGCACAATTATTACAACAAGGATTTACTCAAGCACAAGCATCAAGACAAGCAGATTTACAAAATCAAATGGCATTGGCATCAGGGCAATTAGGATTAGGTCAAGCACAACTTGGTTTAGGTCAAGCACAAGCAGGTCAGGCAGGACAACGAGCGGGCATGGCAAGTCAAAGAGGTGCACTAGCACAACAACAAGCAGGTTTAGCACAAAGTCAATTAGGACTAGGCCAATACCAAACAGGATTAGCTGGAGCATTACAAGGCTTCCAAGGAACAGATATTTCAAGAGTGGGTCAAGTGGGCGCAGCTGACCAAGCTTTTGCACAAGCAGGAAAAGATGCTGAAAGAGAATTGGAACGAATGAAAGCTTACGAACCATTAGAAAGATTAGGTATCTTTGGTCAAGGTGTAACTGGTTTGATGGGTGGTTATCCTGCACAATATCAATTTACTCAACAACCTAATGCTAGTCCATTAGCACAAGCTCTTGGAGTTGGGTCAACTTTAGCTGGTTTGTACAGAGGAACTAAATAATGAATAGAACTTTAAGAAGACCTATGTTTAGAATGGGTGGTAGCGCTGAAGGTATAACTTCAGGGTTAGACACACCTAAAAGAGGTGTGGTAGATGGACCTGGAAAATACTCACAAACCGCAGCAGACATGGCTACTGCAGAGCCTGATTTAGATGATGTAATTAGAAAAGCAAAATCACAATCAAGAAGATTTGCTCCTAGAAGAGAAAAAGCTGACATAAATGATTTTTTAATAAGTCTTGGTTTAGATTTAGTATCAAGACCAAGGTCAGGCAATATATTTCAACAAGTTGCAACATCAGCAAGAGGACCTTTTGAACAATTCGTAGCTGATAAAAAATCAGCAACAAGATTACAACAAGATAGAGAGTCAGATTTATTTGGAAGTTTTTTACAAGCAGGTTTATCTGATAGAAGATTTGATAAAAAAATGGCTGCTGAAAAATTAAAAGACAGTCAAGAACTTTTAACACTGTATGATAAAACAGCAGAAGAAAATGTTATTGTAAAAGCAGGTGACGTGTATGCTAACTTAGAAAATTATGGTCCTGCACAAGCAGATGAAGAAGGTAGAACTTTTGAAAAATTAGAAGTTGCAAATAAAATTGAAGAAAAAATGTCTTTAATATTTGAATTAGAAGCAAAACCAAAAGAAGAGTTAACAGAAGAAGATCAACAAGAAATTGATAAAGCAAAAGGAGTATTAGAATATTTATACGGAAACAAAAACACAGATGTATTTGCTAAAGCTGTATTAAAAGACACAGAATATTTATCTTCACTTAGAAGTAAAATTAAAAAGAAATTAAAAACAACAGACAAATTTACACCTCCATTAGATGAAACTCAAGAATTAATGTTAATGCAAAAAATAGATGAAGCCTTACAATATTATGTAGAAAATGGTTCATTTCCACCAGATTTACAATTAGCTAAAGGTGGTAGAGTAGGTTTACAAATGGGTGGTCAACCTATGCAAGCAGCAATGACCACGGACCAAGAACAAATGCCTCAAATAGATTTTGAAACACTAAGAGCTAGATTGCCACAAGAAATTACAGATGACATTGTAAGATTAATTGCAACTAGTCCACAAGCTTTAGAAGATTTTGCAACCATTCAAACACAACAGGATGTAAATAATTTTAACATAAAATATAATGTTGAATTAATATTACCAGCGGAGGCATAAAATGGCCGATACTGCTTTTGAGCGATACCTTAAAGATAAAAAAGAAACAGAAAGATTTGTACCTGGTGAACCAAATAGCATAAAAGAAATAAAAGAATCTTTTAAAAAAGCTTTAGAAAATTTATCTGAACCTAAAAAACCTGTAAAATATCTTAGATCATTTTTTCCAAGAAAAACAAAAGAAGGAAAATTAACAGATACAAGTGCTTTTAGATTTGGTTTATTTTTAAATCCAAGTTTAAGAACGTCAACTTCTATAACGGCTGGTGAAGATATTATAAAAAAATTAGAAAGCGAAGATGAAAAAGATTACATATCTGGTTTAGATGAAGTTAGAAAAGGTATAGAAACAGGTACGTTTGATCTTACAGAAGGATTAGGTACTCTTTTATTTGCCGGAACAGACTTTGCATTAGACACAGATTTTCAATCTGCATTTGAAGAATTTATGAAAGACAAAGAACCTGATAGACCTGAAACATGGAGAGGTGAGTTAGTAGGTTTATTAACTCAATTTGGTGTGCCAGGTGGTGTTATTCAAAAAATTGTTAATAGAATACCTAAAGTTGCAAAAGTAAAAAATGCCGTAAGTAAAATAAGAGGCTCTAAAAAAAGAGCTGCAGCTGATTTAAGTGTTAGAATTTTAGAAGGTGCTGCAGTTGTTGGTGCAACAGATTTTATTGCATCAGAACCAGAAAGACCATCTATATTTTTTGAACCAGAAAGCACAGAGGGTTTGACAGGTAGAAAAAAAGCAGCTGCTATTTTCAGAAATAAAATTAAATATGGAAAAGAAGGTGCTATAATAGGTGGTGGTTTTCCTCTTGTGGGTAAAAGCATAGCTTTAGGTTATAGATATGGTATTAAACCTGTTACAAAAACAACAGTTAGTTTAGGTGCAAAAACAATAGACACCGCTGTTGTTAAACCAATCGTGTATCTTGGATCAACAAAACTTGCAAAACCAGTTGTTGCAAATGCATCAAAAGCTATTCAAGGAACAAGTAAATATATTCTTTCAAATACAGCTAGATTGTTAGCCTCTGGAATGGGTGGCAGAGTTAGAAAAGGAGAAAATATTTTAATTAGACAAATGCCAAAATTTGAAGACTGGAGTATATATAATGTAACTTCTCCAGTTAGACAAGAACGAGGTCTTAAAAGATTAGATAATTTTTTATCTTACTTTAGATCTTTTGGTAAAGCACCCAAAGATATTCAAGGTATAAGTGAGGCAGTAATGTTGTTTGTAAAAAGTAAATCTAGAAAAATAGATAGAACTATGGAAGGCTTAGAAAAAAAAGCATATAAGTTAGCAAAACAATTTGAAAACAACTATAATAAAAGTAATGAGTCTCCTGCTTTACAAAAATATTATTTAGAATTAGTAGAAGATTTTTTAAGAGGACAAAGAACATTAAAAGAATTACCAACAGAATTACAAGCGTTGTCAAATGATTTAAAATCTCAAATAAAAAAAGTAATGACAGATTTTAAAAATGTTTTACCAAGTGGTAAAGGAACAAATGACATAGTAAAAAATTTAGAAAAAATAGAAATAAATAGAATTAATAGTTATCTTGTTAAATCTTTTTCTACATTTACCAACCCTAATTATTTACCAGATGATGCAATAATGAATAAAGCTGTTGATTGGTTATCAAAAAATGTAATTAAAGGAGAATTAAAAAGAGAAGCTATAAAAGATTTTCCAAATTTAACTCAAGCAGCAGCTATTAAAAGATCAGCAACAAATTTAGCTGAAACAATTTTAATGATGGGTAAAGTTGAAGGTAAGAACCCATTAAAACAACTACAAGACATAGGTAAATTAATTAATTTTAAAGATTATAAATTTATAAAAACAGGAGAAGAATTACCAACAGCTATAAAAAATTTATTAGGTCCAGAAAAAAATTTAAAAAATTCTGTTTCGGTAAGTATAGCTGAAATGATATCTGCTGGTGCTAACAAAAGAGCTTTTGATAAAATAGCAGAGTCAGGTTTAAAAAATGGTTGGCTATTTAGGTCAGCTAGTTCTGCAAGAAATAATAATGTATTAAATGCAGTGCCTATAGAAGACATTCCAAGATTAGGAAATGTTTTAAAATCAAAACTTAGAGGTCTTTATGCATCTCCTGAATATGTACAAATGTTTAAAGGAACAGGTGGCGTGTTAGATAATTTAATTGCTATACCTGCTTACAGAGCTATTATGCAAGGTAAAGTGGGTGTTCAAATAGGTAAAACATTATACTCACCACAAACTCAAGTTAGAAATGTTTCGTCTGCATCTTTATTTGCTCTTATGAATGGTCACATAGGTGGTAAAGCTAGTGTAGCAAACGCTATGAAAATGGTTTTTGATGATATATTTGGTGCAGGAAAAGAAGGCGTTGATTTAGTTAAGTTTAATAATTTTGTTGAAAGAATGGTTAGGTTAGGTGTTTGGGACGAAAACGTTGTTGCGTCTGAGTTAAAAGGAATTATAGATCAAATAAAAAGAAATCAAATTAACACTACAGATAAATTATTTGATAAGTTAATTAAGATGGCACCTACGGATAAAGTTGCAAGATTGTATGCAGGTGGTGATAACTTGTGGAAAGGTTATGGTTTTAATTATTCAAGAGTTCAATTAAATAAAGGCTTAAAAAACATGAATGATATTAAAGAATGGTTTAGATACATGGGCCAACCATTTGATGATATTAATGTAATTACAGGTGTTAAAAAAACTTTTGATGATGGTTTAGATGAAGCTGCAGCTTACTTAATTAGAAATACTTATCCAACATACAGTAAAGTTCCACCAGCAATACAAGCTTTAAGAAAATTACCTCTTGGATCTTTTATTTCTTTTCCAGCAGAAATACTTAGAACAGGTGTAAATGTAATGTCTATTGGATTAAAAGAATCAGCGCACTCTAACCCATATATTAGACAAATGGGTTTACGTAGATTGTTAGGTGCGTTTACAACAAACTTTGCAATAGGTGCTGGTGTGGTTCAAACAGCTCAATTCTTAACAAATTCTACACAATCTCAATGGGACGCATATAAAAGATCAGGTGCTGCTGTTTGGGATTCTAAATCTAAACTTGTGCCTATTAAAGGTTGGAAAAATGGAGAATCTGCTGCAGTAAACTTTTCTTATTTTAATCCATACGATGCTTTACACGCACCGTTTTCATCAGCTCTAGCTAAAGCAAGAGATCAAAATTTAAATCCACAAGAAACAGAAAAATATGTTTTAGATTTAATGTTTGCTGAAGATGGTCCAGTTATGACTTTCTTAGAACCATTTATTACAGAGCCTATTGGTTTTGATAGATTTATAGATGTAACAACTAGAAATGGTAGAAAAGATCAAGGTGGAACTGTTTATTCTGCATCAGATGATTTAGGTGCAAAATTTGCTAAATCTTTTGCTTATGTATTAGATGGTGTTCAACCAGGAGTTACAAAAAGTTTAGACAAAATATCAGGATCTTTATCATTAGATTTAACAAAAGGTGGAGCACCTTTAAAATTATTAGATGAATTACTTGCTTTGTTTGCTGGTACTAGAATTATTAGAATAGATGTAAAGAACGCTTTAAAATATCAAGCAGCAGATATGAATAGATTACTTAGGGCTGTTGATGAAAATGAACAATTTTATAATGTAGATAACTACGCTAACAATACACCAAACGATATGATTGCAACTTTTGAAAACATGCAAAATGAAGCGTTTAGAATACAGAAAGATATGTATATTAGAATAAAAGATTTTGAATTATTAGATTTAGATGAAGATCAAATAAGAAAAATTTTAAAAAATGCTGGTTTGTCTAGAAAAGTTAGAACTAACTTAATTAATGGTGTGTTTACTCCTGTTAACTTTTCTAAAAAAAGATTTGATACAAAAGTTAACACTATTGAAAGAGAATTAGATAAATTAACAACAGAAAAAAGACAGTTTTCATTAAATGAAGATTTTGTTTATCCAAAAGAAGAATTAAAAGAAATTATAGAAGATTACAGAGGAAAAGAATTTTTTGAAGAAGGTTATGATCCTGAAAAATTTCAATACAAGTTAAATAAAGATGGTAGAATAATGTTTGATGAAGAAGGTAATCCAATACGAGTTGAAGAAACTTTTATAGACAAAGCTATTGACTTAATACCACCCACAGTAAAAGAAAGTTTAAATTTAATGGGTAAAGCACCTGTTGCACCATTACCAAACACACCTATGCCAAACAGACAAATGGCAGCTTTACCAAGTATGCAAAAAAATCCAATTACAGGGTTGACACGTACTGAAGAAGCATTACTATCACCATCAGATAAAGTAATTGCAAGGAGAACTTAATGGCTAAGAATGCATTACAAAAAATTGAAGAACATGAAAAGCTTTGCAGAATTATGCAAAAGCAAACTCATGACAAGATACATAAACTAGAAGCCCAAATAAACCGTATAGAAAGTATCTTATTAGTATCCACTGGTGCGTTGATTACCGGTATGGGATATGTTATATTTACATTAATCATAAAATAAAAAATCATGCAATTATCACGTAACTTTAGTCTTCAAGAATTAATTAAATCAGACACAGCAATTCGTATGGGAATCGATAATAATCCTAATGCAGATCAAATGGAAAAATTAAAATTACTTTGTGAAAATATTCTGCAGCCGGTACGTGACCATTTTGGCAGGGTCAAGGTGACGAGCGGTTTTCGTAGCCCTGAGCTGTGTGTAGCTATAAATAGCTCTGCAAATTCGCAGCACGCCAAGGCTGAGGCCGCAGACTTCGAATGTATGGGAGTAGACAATGCTGAATTAGCTGATTGGATTAAGAGAGAACTTCCGTATGACCAAATGATTCTTGAGTTCTATACTCCAGGTGAACCTAACTCGGGGTGGATTCACTGCAGCTATGTGCCCGAAGGCAGACGTGCACAGTTTTTACACGCTTTTAAATCTGAAGGTAAAACAAAATATAAACCGGTAATAGGCAAAGCAACCGATTTAATATAAAATTTCAGCGCGCTACGCGTATAGTCCTACTAAATCCATGACTTTATTTCTTCACCTAAAACTTCTGACGCTATATTTATTTTTTTACGTAATGCTTTTACGATTTTTTCATCCACGGTATCGTTACAAATCAAATCAACATAAGTTACAGGCTTTCGTTGTCCAATTCTGTGTGCTCTGTCTTCTGATTGTAGTCTTTTTTCGAGATCATATCCGTTAGAATAGTAAATTACGGTGTTTGCAGCAGTCAAAGTGATGCCATAGCCGCCCGTAGAAGGCGTTCCAACCATAAACCGACACTTAGGGTCAGACTGAAATTTTTTAATATTAGGTTGTCTATCTTCTTGTGGTGTTAATCCATAATAATCAACAATAGAGCCTTCTCCATATTTTTTTACTACATTTTTAATTATATTTACAATGTCATATTGATAGTGAGCCCATATAATTGCTTTACCTTCTATTTCTTCTAACACATCCATCAATTCTCCTATTCTATTATTAGCAATGGCTTGAGTTGAACCATCATCTGCGGTGAAATGACCACAAGTTATTTGATGTAATCTCATAAGTTGAGTAAGAACAGTCATAGTAGATGTAACTTTACCATTTAACATGGCAATTGCTTGGTCTTTCATTTGTTTATATAGCTTAAATTGGTCTGGACTTAGTTTTATATTTCTTTTCATGTAAATTTTATCTGGTAAATCTAGACAATCTTCTTTTAAAACTCTGTCAGAAAATGTTTTTACTGTTTCGGACAATTCACTAAGATTCTTAAACTTATCTACAATTTGTATTGACCTACCGTGCGCATGCATAGTTTTCATTTCTGCATATCTATTTCTAAATGCATAATATGAAGTAAAGTCCAATAACCACGGATTAAGGAACTCGCATTGACTATACAAATCTAACGGATTTTTTGTAATAGGTGATCCTGTCATAATACGTTTATATTTAGCAATTTTACCAAGACCTATTATGTTTTTAGTTCTTTTTGCAGATGGATTTTTTATAGTGGTAGACTCATCAACTGCCATTAAGGTTTTATGAGAGTTTAAAAATTTAGAAGCATACTTTACACCTTTATCTGTAGATAAGGCTTCAACATTCATAATTAAAATATGTAAAGCTGTTTCTACTTCAAACAACGTTTTTAATTTTTCTTCGTATTTTTTATTTATGTTAGGTTGCCACAATACAGTCACATTTTCTATGTGCTGTGGTAAATGTGTTGGTATCTCTTGTTCATACCAAGTATTAATTACACCTTTTGGCGCAATAATTAGAGCACCATCTACTTTACCTTTATCGTAAAGCATAGCTAAATTATCTATTAATACTTTTGTTTTGCCTGTACCCATTTCCATAAAATACGCAAAATTTTCTTTGTTCCATGACTTTTTTAATGCAGTCATTTGATGTGCATATGGTTTTGTTTTAAATTTATAGTTCATAATTTTCTTCTTTCTAGTTGACAATATAATCTTTAACACCTATATTGTCAAGCATGAAAGAAAATATAGTTTATGTCATACAAGAAATTCCAGGAACACAATCAGGTAATCCTAAAATTAATATTATGGGTGCATCTAATTATGGTAATTTAAAATTTTTACTTCCTGAATTTTCACAAATAATATTTTCTCCTGGTCCATTAATTTTTAAATTAAGAAAAAGTTTAAAAAATTTTAAATTAGGAGATTATTTATTATTAACAGGTGATCCTGCAATTATAGGTGTTGCATGCTCTATAGTTTCTGATATTACAAATGGCAAATACAATCTATTAAAGTGGGATAAACAAGAAAGAAAATATTATCCTATAGAAATTAATTTATACGAGAAAGGAGAAATTGATGATTGATTTTGAAAAAGACCAACAAAACACAATGAAGAAAACTGATAATATTCAGTCACTTGCAGATCAAGTAGAAAAATTAGAATCTTTACAAAAAAGACTTGAACTACAAGAAGAAAACATGAAGAGCACAAAAAAACAATTAGAACATATATCTGGAGAAGTTATTCCAACCATGATGTCTGAGATGGGTTTATCACATCTTAAACTTATGGACGGATCTTCGGTAGATGTTAAACCGAATTACAGCGCAAGTATCTCTGTTGCAAACAAAGAGAAAGCGTTTAACTGGCTTCGTAATAATGGACTAGGAGATATAATCAAAAACGAGATATCCGTATCTTTTGGTCG